CATCCGCAAGCTGAGACGTTCTTCCATCAAGCGCCGTAAGCGCCGCATCCGTAAATGGGAGGAGCAGTATGCGGAGGGAGAAGTGACACGGGAGAAAATCATGGAAAGCTACGGCTCGTGGGAGGCACACGCCAAACACGGGGACACGCGGCGTCTCCGAGAGGAGATGCGGAAAAGGCTGGACACAGCCCTCGACCGCGCTGAACAGCGCCGGACGGAGCGTGGGGCGGCACCACCTCCGCCGGAGCAATCTTATATCATCGAAGGGAGAACAAAGAAATATGGGACAGTTACTTTCCAACCTGGCGGCAGGCAGCCTCGTGAAGCTGAACGAGAACGGCAAAGCCACCAAATTCATCAAGCTGGACAATGACCACTACGGCACCGGCACGGGCGTGACCCTCATCCGTAAGGATGCGTTCAGTGAAATTGCATGGAACGCATCCGACAGCGGTGCCTACAAAAACCGCTACATGGGCTGCACGCTGGATAATTTCTGCGACGGCATCTGGCCTCAGAAGCTGGACGATGAGGTGAGGGCGTGCATCGTCCCCGTCCCCATCGTGGTGGCGGAGGGCAACCAGGTCTCCACTCTGCACACCCTGTACCGCAAGGCTTTCGCGCTGAGCTGCACGGAGGTGGGGCTGAGCGGCTGGCAGACGGAGGGTACAGCATTCAGTTACTTCTCCAGCAACGCTCTCCGCATCGCCTATCTGGACGAGACGAGCACCGCCGTGTACTGGGGTCTGCGCTCCCCGTACTCGAGTGCCAGCAACGCCTATCACGTCGACACTGGCGGCACGCTGAACAGCAGCGGCGTGTACAACGCTCGCTTCGCGGCTCGGCCCGCTTTTAATCTTAAATCTGAAATCGTTGTATCTGATAGCACAGATGCCGATGGATGCTACACGATTGAAAGCTTGCCCACCGCCGGAGGCGGCGTGTACGTCAAGAACGGCGGCGTGTGGGTCCAGGTCAGCTAAAAGGAAAGAACCAACCGAACACCCCAAGGTCGGGCGGCGGCAACGCCGCCGTCCGACTGACTTTTTCAAGAGAGGAGGCAAAAAAGATATGCCGAGCATCAATGAAATCATCGAGCGCGTGGAACGAGTGAAGCCCTGCGACTATGACGATGAAACGAAGGCGGCGTGGCTCATGGAGCTGGACGGGAAGCTGTGGGCAGAGGTCATCCTGCGGCACCGCACGAGCTTCGGCTCCGGTCTGCACGGCGCGGTGGGCGTATGCCCTAAGTGTGAGAGCGCCGAGGGGCTGGAGTACAACAGCAGGCTTGACGCCAACCGATGCACCGTCTGCGGCTGGAACGACCTGCCGGACATCCCCAGAGCATTCCCGGAGGACGGAGACAAGCCCCTGCTGGTGAAGGCTCCGTATGACAACGTGTACGATATGTACCTTATGGCGATGATAGACCTTCACCGCCACGAAATTGCCAACTACAACAACTCGATGGCGCTGTACAATACGGCGCTGGACGAGTGGAAGAAGCAGTACCACCGCACGCATGAGCCCCTGGGCGTGAGCGGCTGGACGCTTTGAGGAGAGGAGGGAACGATATGAGACTTCCCTATCTGGGCTCCAGCCCCGGAAAGAGCAAGCAGCAAATCATCAACTTCGGCGGCATCCACTACGGTGAGGGTGCCGGTGCCGGACAGCTTGAGGAGAGCTGGGGGCTGAGCAGTGCAAAATTCCCCACTATGAGCCAGAGAGACGGACGCAGGACCGTCGCCAGCTATGAGAACCCCTCCGGGCTGTATGCCAGAGGCAAGCTGTGCGTGGTGGAGGGCGAGAACTTCCTCTACGACGGCAAGGTGGTGGGACAGGTGGAGAACGGCGAGAAGCAGTTTGCCACCATCAACACCAAAATCGTCATCTTCCCCGACAAGAAGTACTACGACACCGAGAGCGGAGAGTTCGGCAGTCTGGAGGCGGAGTTCACCATCTACCCCGGAACACTGAGCTTTACCGACAAGACCATGACCATCCCCACCGCCTGCTACCGCGATGCGGAGCTGGAGGAGGAAACGGAGGCGGAAATCGCCACCGACAAGAGCTACACGGTGTACGCCTCTGCGAACGTGGATGCCTCCACGGGCACTCTGACGCTGGGCGAAGGCGTGAACACCCCTATCGCCGACATTGAGGTGGGCGACATCATCAACGAAGGGTGCGAGAGCGGACAGTACAAGGTCATAAGCTACTGCGCACTCCAGAGCGACGGACAGTACCAGGTCAGATGGATGCTCCACGAGTCCACCCTGCACAGCTACGAGGCGCTGAACGCAGAATTTGCCGAGGGCGACGCGGTGGAAATCAGCGGATGCACCACCATCGAGGGCAACAACAAGACCGTTATCGTGCGAGAGATAACGACCACCAGCATGACCTTCTACTCCAACACCTTCACCGCCGGGTCTGAGGCGGGCCAGGTAACGCTCAAGAGGTCTGTGCCAGACCTCACCTGCATCTGCGAATGTGATAACCGTATCTGGGGCGCGGCAGGCACCACCATCTACGCCTCTGCGCTGGGCGACCCCAAGAACTTCAACGTCTACGACGGGCTCTCCACGGACAGCTATGCCGTAGCGGTGGGCACCGATGGAGACTTTACCGGGTGCATCGCCTACTCCTCCAGCGTGCTTTTCTGGAAAGAGCACTGCGTACACAAGGTGCTGGGGAGCTACCCATCCAACTATGAAATCTACACCTACACCGTGCAGGGACTCCAGAGGGGCAGTGAGAAAAGCCTTCTCATTATCAACGAGACGCTGTTCTACAAGGGACGCAACGGCGTGTATGTGTTCACCGGCGGCGTGCCGGAGCTCATCAGTGAGAATTTTGGCACCAAGCGCTACTACGACGCTGTTGCCGGGACTGACGGTGAGCGATACTACATCTCCATGCGAGACGATACCGACGCCTGGGGGCTGTTCGTGTATGACACGCTCCGCGGCATCTGGCTGAGAGAGGACGAGACCCACGCAACAGACTTTGCCTATCTGGACGGCACCCTCTACTATCTGGACGGCACCACCAAGAAGGTGGTGGCGACCGGGCAGGATGACGGCGAGGAGGGGCGCATCGACTGGTACGCCACCTTCGCTCCCTTCACGGAGCAGGTGAACGAGCGCAAGTGCTACTCCAAGCTGTATATGAGGCTCCAGGTGGAGAAAGGCGCGTGGATGCAGGTGTTTATCTCCTGCGACAAAGGACCGTGGAAGAAGGTCTGGGCTACCCACGACAGCAAATCCCCCACCATGACGGCACACTTCCGACCGACGCGGTGCGACAGCTTCCGGGTGAAGCTGGTGGGCAAAGGCAGAGTGACGGTCAAGAGCTTCATCCGTGAGTTTGAAGTGGGGAGCGAGGTGTAAGAGATGGCGACCATACTGAGCAAAAGCCCTCCCCCGAACAACCCCAACGACGTGGGCGGCACAGTGAAAAACATCTCCAACTACCTCATCTATCTGCACGAGAACCTTGACTACCTCATCGGGCAGCTCAAGAAAGCGGACAGCGAGACGGCGGCAGCACTGGAGGAAATGAGCGGCAACCTCACCAAGCTGAGCGGCACGGTCAGCTCCCTGGGGAACAACCTCAACACCCTCCAGCAGAGCTACTCCCTGCTGGAGAGGCGTGTTGCCGCACTTGAAAATGCAAGCACATAAGGAGGGAGACCAACATGGCAGTATCCAACTATGACAAGGAACATCTGAGCGCGGAGGAGCAGGCGTTTATCGCCGACCTCACCCAGCAGGCGCAGAGCGGCGCTATCTCCTGGGACCAGGCGCACAACCAGGCGGAGACCATCCGTATGGGCGCAGGCTATTCCGGCGGCACTGACGGCAGTGGCTACAACCCTACCTACGGCGGCTCCATCTACGACAACCAGTACATGACGGAGGACGAGCTGGCATCCATCGCCGACGTGCGTGCCTCTGCGGTCATGGGCGAGACTGACTGGGACAGCGCCCACAGCTACGCGGAAGGCATCCGCGCCAACTACGGCTACTCCGGCGACAGCGACGGAAGCAAGTACATCCCCCTGGCGACTGGGGAAAAATTCACCTATGAGAGCGCCCCGACCTACACCAGCAAGTACTCGGCGCAGATAGACGAGCTGACCCAGGCTCTCCTTAACAGAGACCCGTTCAGCTACGACTACACCCAGGACCCGCTCTACCACCAGTACGCGGAGACCTACACCAGAGAGGGCGACCGGGCGATGCAGGACACCATCGGGCAGGTGGCGGCGCGGACGGGCGGACTTGCAAGCTCCTACGCGACCACCGCAGGAGCCCAGGCGAACAACTACTACATGGCGCAGCTCTCTGACAAAATCCCGGAGCTCCAGCAGCTCGCCTACTCCATGTACATGGACGGATACGACGAGCAGTACCAGAACATCCAGCTACTGATGGCGCTGGAGGAGGGCGACTACAACAAGTACCTCACCCTTCTTGACCAGTACAACACCGACCGCAACTTCGACTACGGCGTGTTCAGCGACGACCGCGCCTACAACTACCAGGTGGGCAGGGATGCAATCGAGGACAGCCGCTACGACACCGAGTGGAACTACCAGGTGGGCAGGGATGCAAAGAACGATGCGCAGGAGCGTATCGACAACTACCTTGCCGCCGGCGGCAAGGCTTCGGAGCTGGACAGCACGCTGGTGGCGGAGAGCGGCTACACCCAGGCAGAGCTCGCGGCTATCGAGATGTACTACTCTCAGCAGGCACAGGCGGCAAAGCAGACCTCCTCCGGCGGAGGCGGTGGCGGTGGAGGCGGCGACACGCCCACCGGAGACGGCATCGACGCACGGATTGGCACAAACGCATGGTATCAGCAGTTGTACGACACCTACGGCGACGAGGCGGACGTTATGCTCACCTACTACTACAAGGAGCTGGGCATCGGCAATCAGAGCGCCGCACAGGAAGCTCGCGAGGGCTATGCCAACTGGCTGGAGAGCAACGGAGGTTCCCCGGATGACGAACCGGACGATGAGGGCGACGGCATCATGGTGGGCGGCAAGCCGCTGGATGAGTATGAAGCCGCGGCGAGCAACTACCAGGAAGTCCGCTCCATGTGTCAGCAGCTCATCCAGAACGGGCAGACCGACGATGCACTGCAACTGCTCCGCGACTGCTATGCTGACGGCGTGCTGAACGTTATGGACTATTCCAGCCTGTACAACGCAGTGAGGGATGGTCGCCTGTAAGGAGGGTAGAAAATGAGCAAGCCAAAGACTGCTCTTTTGAACATTCAAAAGAAATACGGCTTCACGCCGAGCGAAGCGACCACAAAGGCGGCGGAGGACGAGCAGAGAGCTGAGCGCACTGCTGTCCGCGACCAGCAGAAGGAAACGTTCTCCGGTACGAAGGCGATGTCCGGGCTGAGCAGCCTGCAACAGAAGTACGGATTTGACAACGGGGGGACGTATTCCTCCCAAGTCCGTGCGGAGAAGGGCGTCGGCACGTGGGCATCCGGAACCAACTCTCTGCTCCAGCGGCTGGGTAATGACTTCACTGAGCGGGAAGGCACATATCACACCACGAGTGAATTTGCTGAGTATCAGACGGCGCGGAACGCGGAAATCGACGCTATGCTCGACCGGAGCAGCTCCTACCGCGACTACTTCTCCGAGAACCGCTCTCTGTACGGCGATGACGTGGTGGACGAAATACTTGCCATGCTGGACGAGGGCGACAGGTATCTGAACGATGCACGCACCGGGCTCCAGAGCGAACACGACTACTGGGCGCAGTTTGACAATGAGCGGGTGTACAACGAGTTCCTGCGTGGGCAGGAATATGCGGAGCTGGCAAACGCTGATGACTTCGAGCTGTACTCTGGGCAGGGCGCGGCGCTGGAAAACCCCTCCCTCGATGACGTGGAGAAGGGTGTGACCATCTTCGGCAAAAACTTCGGCGGAGAGAAACCGCAGAACATCGTCACCTACTCCCGCGACAATTACTTTGAAATCGGCATGGGCGAGATGAACAACAGCCAGATGACCGGTCGCAGTCTGTACCATTACATGACCGAGGATGAGGTAGATATTTATAATTATCTGCTGGCAAGGGATGGAGAAGATGTCGCGCAGGAGTACCTCGATTATCTGGAAGAGACGCTGAACTACCGACACGGCACCGGCGTGGCAGAGCGCGTGCAGGCAATCGAAAATCCCTTTGGGAATTTTGCCGCACACGGTTTCATGAGTTTGGCTGGCGGTCTCGACCAATTTACCACCGGCGTGCGGCAGACGGGGAACGCCATCTTCGGCGACGGCGACGCACTCCCGACGAGCTCTATGGCGTTTACCAACCAAGCCCTCCTTGAGGATTTAGAGGGGCTGGGTAAATACGCCTACTCCGCAGGCAACACCGTGGGCAATATGCTCCCCAGCATCCTCATCGGCACCATGAGCGGCGGAGCTGGTCTCGCCACGCTGGGCGTGAGCGCAGGCGGCAACGCCTACGGGCAGGCAATCGAGGAAGGGTACAGCAGAGGGCAGGCGCTGGCATACGGCACAGCCGTGGGCGCATCCGAAGCTCTGCTCACAAAGGCGCTGGGCGGCATCTCCGCACTGCGCGGCAACGGCAGCATGGCGACCAAGCTGATGGGCAAAGTCAGCCAATTCGACAGCGCGCTGGCGCGCGTCACGCTGGGCGGCGCTGTTTCCATCGGCAGTGAAATCACGGAGGAAGAACTGCAACTCTGGCTGGAGCCCGTGTTCCGCATGGCTATCTTCGGCGAGGAATTTGACGGCCCCAACGGGCAAGAGATGCTGGAGACTGCCATCATCACCGCGCTGTCTACCTTCGCTCTGGAGGCTGGCCCCACGGTGGTGAACGACGCACGCACCACGGCTGCGGGGCGCGAGTTCAACAGCATGAACCTGTCCGCCGAGGACATCAGCGCCTTCGTGGAGGAAGGACTGGCAAGCGACCCCAGCACCCAGAGCTATCAGTACGCCACCCGCCTCAAGGCGAAGTTGGAGAGCGGCGGCGCGCTGACCAACTATGAGCTGGGTCGTATGTATCAGCTCAACGCGCAGGACATCCAGAGCGAGGAGGATGGCTCCAAGCTGCTGGAGCAGGCGGCGCAGGAGGTAGCCAACGGCGGCAAGGTGACGAACCGCATGGCGAGCGCCATTCTGGGCAACGTGAACGCGGTGAACACGCTGGTGCGAGAGACGGGCACCACGCTGACGAACGATATGAGCAAGTCCCAGCGCAGAGCGGCGGTCAAAAGCGCTGTGAGAAGCCTTGCAAGCCCCTCTGGAGCCACGCAAGCGCAGGAGACGAGCGCAGATACCTCCACGGAGAGAAACACCGCTGTGAAGGCGCTGGACACCCGACGGGTGAAGGAGCTGACGCAGGACATGAGCAAGGCAACGGCGGAGACCTTCCGCTCGCTGTATGACGGCTCTGTCTCT